ATCTTTTTTAATATATTTAGGAAATAATTTTGCAAATTTCTTAGATTTTTAAAGTTTGTCACAAAAGTTTGTCAGAAGTTTGAAACAAACTATTTTATTTTAGGTGTTTGACCTCAAAGTTTGTCAGAAAGTTAAAACAAACTATCTTATTTTATATGTTTGTTTCAAAGTTTGTCAAATATTTAATTCAAACAAAACAGCTTAAAGAGATTTTAATAAATAAATACATAACACGAATGGCATCACCTGTGAATACCTCTCTTACGTGCAACAGTGCAAAGGTTTGGGCGTTCTATCATGAACATCCTGAATTAGATTTCGAAAAAATGAACGTTATGTTCACAGATATTCTTGCGTCAATTATGCAGACAACTAATCCTGTAAATAATAGTAATATTACTTCACAGATTTTGAATGGATTAGCAAATATTCAATCACAGCTTACAAGTCAACAGACGGAATACAGTAAGCTATTATTTTTAAAACTTACAGAGTTTAAGAAAGAGTATACGGATGATTTGAAGATGATTTTGTCGTCGAATATTGCGGATAAGATTGCTCCTCTGATTAAAGAATCGAATGGGAGTATATTGGATAAGACACAGTTGCTGTTATCAGAACTTGTTCCAAAAAATAATGAAAACCTTTCAAGACAGATTAATGAAAATATAAAATCTTTTTGTTCTTCTATAATGGATGAGGTTAGTAAGACATCAAAAATAGATGGTGAACCTTTGTCGCAGTCATCGCTGGATAGTTTTATTAAAACCATTGATGCAAAATTTTTGAATGTTATTGACTCTACTAGAAAAATGGTTGATTCAAACAAAGACGCCACATTGTCACATTTTTCATCTATAACTTCATCGCAAGTTGCGCTTCAATCTGAAGTAAAAGATGTTCTCAAAAGGATGGAAAATTCTAGTTCAAAAGGGAAAATATCTGAGAATATTGTTTTGAACATTTTAAGGGGTCTATATCCTTCCGCGGAGGTTGAATACGTAGGTTCACAAAAAGAATCAGGAGATATTATGATTCATCGAAAAGACAGACAAAAAATTCTAGTTGAGAATAAGTGTTATGAATCAAAGACCGTAGGTTCAGACCAAGTGAAGAAATTTATTCATGATGTAGATACACAAAATTGTTCAGGACTATTTCTTTCTCAGGAAGGAGGTATTGTTAACAAAGACAACTTTGAAATAAATATACATAATAGAAATGTGTTACTATATATCCATAATGTAAATTATGACAAAGACATAATTAAAATTGCTATCGATATTATTGATTCTTTTAAATCTAAATTAGATGAAATTACAACAACTGATGACTATTCTATTAGTAAAGACACACTAGACGATATTAATAACGAATACCAAATATTTGTAGAGCAAAAGTTAATTCAGTTAAAAATGGTTAAAGAATTTTCTCAAAAAATAACAAAAACTATTGAAGACTTTCAACTTCCAGTACTTGATAAACTATTATCTTCAAAATATGGATTTATATCATCTAAATGTGTTTGCGAAAAATGTGGTTATGTTGCTAAAAATCAGCACGCATTGTCATGTCATAAAAGAGGCTCTTGTGGTAAACAATTAGAACCGATTCCTCCTATGAATATTCAATTGCAAGCACCTTCGCAAGCACCTTCGCAAGCACCTTCGCAAGCACCTTCGCAAGCACCTTCGCAAGCACCTTCGCATCCTGTTCATCCACCCTTGCAACAAAAACCAATTAAGATACTTACAAAAACGATTGTAACTCCTCCATCATCCAAGTAATTGTTTGTTGTTGTTTGTACGTTATTTATTATATATTGTGAATTTTTACAATATATAATTTCCAATTTATTATTTCCTATTTCCTATTTTCTCACGCCTTTCATACGTCTCTTCTTTTTTTTAACCTCATGTATCTGTTGTACTTGTTCTATTGAGTCTTGGGGTTCATCATCCTCTTTTGATTGTTCCTCTATAATAGGAGGAAGACTACAAACAGGAACTACAACACTTGATAATGTTTCTATCACCGGTTCTTCTAAAACAGGTACAGGAATATTTTCATGTTCTTTATCTTCTTTTATTTCTTTTTCATGTTTTTCTTCTTCGTCACCTATTGTATAGATTATTCTTTTTTTTTCCGATTTTTCTTTAATCTCACGAACCTCATTGCTCTCATCTTTTTTTATAACCTTTGCTATACAACTATCAACTGCCTTCACAACAGGAACACGAGCTACTTGTAATGGCGTCAAATGAGGATTGTCCATTACTTGTGCAACCTGAATAATACCCATAGGAGCACGCTTTCTATAATTCATGGAAAAAAACATTCTATATACTATATTTTATATACTATATTTTATATTTTATAAAGTACTACTACCTGTATTGTTTAAAATATATATTTTGATTTTTTTATAAACACAAATGACACTACCATTAAAAATATTCCAAACATTAAATACAAATCTTTAATACTTACACTATCCATAAAATACGTTGATGCTATATATGTCCCTATAAAATATCCAATAAATAAAGGTATCCCAACTTCGAAATCTATCCTATTCGTATTATAATAACCATACAACGGAAATATAAGAGCAGGAGTAGTAACAGTTAGTAACGTCGTTCCAACAGCTGTCCTAAAATCTTTTACTAAACCAGATAATGATAATATCGTTGTCATTGTAAAAGTACCTATTCCAAGATATACTGACAATGGACCGCAAATAAACCCAATCAACAATGACGATAATATTTTTAATATTCCATTCATTTCAATATTTTATATATTTACTTCATATTTTATTATACACAATTTCTCTCCACTATTTCACTTAACCATCGTCTCAACTTACTTGCCACGATATTTATTAACTTGTTATCCTTGTAATACTTATACACTATATCATCTCTCACTTTTATTATTACATATAAAATTACACATATCGTATACAACCTCCACTCCAACATTTTAAACTCTATTATCCTTACTACCCCCCAGTCCTCCACATAACAACACATCGGCGTCTTTTTACACTTGAAGAAAAAATTATGAATATCTAATATACCATCTAGGATGCGATGCATCACTATCTTATCCCTCTTTATTATCATCGAATCCTTTATCTTATCCATACCACATAATAAGTTTATATATATTCGATTCACACCAAACTCCTTATTGAAAATATACGGAGTACCACCATCTATATATCTATTTTCCTCCATTAACTTGTCCATCGTTATATAAGGAATAAAACATGACCTTCGTATTGTCCTTATTATATCACTCACATCTTCATAATTACATTTTACTACTTGTTCGCATTTCATCACATCATAATACGTTATATATAGCCGACCATTTATCCGACTTATTACATCATCAGGCAATACATCCTCTATTATCTTTATTATAGTCGATAATGACTCCTCGTCGAATATTACATTCCTATTCTTTTTAAAACTGCCTACCAATAACTCGTACATCTTTTCTATAAAAATATCCAACTTGTCTACTATAAACAATAATCCAATCATTGAACTAGCACTACACGTCGATACCTTATTAACACATATTAACCCTTTCTCACACATATCACGTATAAAATATAAACAACCAATCAAATAACTCGCATTAAAAGCACCACCACTTAATATCAAATCTATATTCTTCTCTTTTATAATACTTGCATCTATATTCTTTATTAGTACACCTGTCAACTCCTTTACTATACCACTATCCATTCTTTATCCCTTATAATCTTACACATTTTATTTTTATCCATAATTACTTAAATAGTACATACGCACATATATAACACGCCGCGCAAACACGCAAACACACATGGAATATAATCGCCGCTTAGCTCAAATGATACAAGTTCAGAAAATGAATATTTCCCTTTTTAAGAAAAAGAATGCTCTTGCCGATGCCGACTATGCAGACACCAACGCTATCGACCGTCATATCTATCCGTCAAACCTTTTCTATCCGCCAGATTGAAGAGTATGAAACACATGAGAAGTTACAGAAGCGTGAGATTTGGTTTAATTCATAATTCATAAATCAATAACTCAGAACTAATAGTTACAAATATTTTAACTATTATTTCACTTTTTATTACTATTTTTCATATTTTTACTCTCTTTGTACTTGATTGCCCATATTTATACTTCTTTCTCGCCTTGGTTGCCATCTTAAATGCACGCTTCGTATGATTACAACCATTTTTTATTATCTCATAATCCACCGCCGCCGACTTCCCACCTGTTATCGAACTTGCTAACCTAGCTAACCCCCACGACTGCGCCGTCTGATTCGGTCTAGAACCTGACGAAAAATACGCCCCCTCTCCTTTACTCACTATCTTTCGCAACGCCCCTATCGTACACCCCGTCTTCGTCGCCAACTCCTTGTTCGGATCCACATTTTCCACTTTATATATTCTACACGCATCCTTTATATGACTAGAAGTCTTACTTTTATACGATGGAACCTCCTTTCTCGTATAGTATTTATTCTTTTTATATAACCGCCTCGACATCATTAACATTTTTATTTGTTTCTTCTTGTCTTTCCTCGTTAACCTCCTCGGTACATACCTCACAGGAACCTTTGTTGCTAATACCATCTCTATATATCTACACAATATTATTTTAGTCGGACATCGGTTGTATCCTTTCCCATGCTCGCAATATAGGAGAGTATGATATACATGAGATGTTACAGAAGCGTGAGATTTGGTTTAATTCATAATTCATAAATCGATAATTCAAAACTACAATATTTTTATAAAATCTACAATATTTTTATAAAATCTACAATATTTTTATAAAATTCTAAATATGTTATAAAAATATGAAAACACCACACACATCACACCTCTCTAATACTGATACAATGTCTCCGCCACGAGTGTTATCGACCAATCACTACCATTCAAATTCAACGTATTCCCTTTATCATCCTGCAATGATACCCTCAACCTCGATATATTTACAGGACCAAAATAGGTTCTCGTATTGTACATCAAACTACTACCCAAATCGACCAATGAATCCCCTGTATCAAACCCCTGCTTTTTTAACGGTATCACCGCAAATACATCCGTCGTCGTAGGACCCGATGTCCTATACTTGTACGTTATCTTCCTATTGTCCAATATCTGATTTATAGAATACAACTGCGCCTGTGTCAACCTCCTCGGCAACGACTGCACATAAAACGGCGCCATTGTCCCCCTCAAATCCGGGTCAGGTGCACACACATTCGGCAAATCCGCCGAGAAATAATCCGGCACACTTAATGTCGTATCTGTATCCACTATATTCACTAACCCATTATTCAAGTGATTCTGATTGTAATCATCCAGCACCACTATCAAATACTTTGTACCATACGTATCTATCGGTGATTCCGAAAATACACCCCGCTCTATATTATAAGGATACGGCGTAACCGGCGTCGTTATTACATTATTTGCAAGCGAATTAACATACCTAGAAAATATTATCGGCAATGTCTTATCATCTCCCGGTCTATACCCCAATATCCACCCCAAATTATTATTTATCTTCATCGCTGTTGACCCCACACCCGTCTGAATACCTAGCGGATTTGACGGCGTAACATTATCAAAATAACTATTATACACCTCCGTATCAAAAAATATTACTTCTACATCTATATTCGACGTCGAGTTGTCAAATAAAAAACACGCCTTACCATTATAAGGATTATAGGATATATCTAAATTGTTTGTAGTAAACGGCGGATTAGCAGCCCTATTTACAATGGTATCCAACTTATATTGAATCGCATTCACCAACTGGACCTTCGTATAGTTACCGTCATCTATGGATATCGAATAAACCGTCGACCCATGTTTTACCCAAAAATAGGACGTACCCATGGTTTTATCTACCACATACCACGAATACGGTATCTCGTATGAATACAACTTCAATGATAACGTATCCGTCAACGGGTCAGACAAATCCAGCGTAAAATCCGTCGATGATGACGGCGCATCCACATTCTCACTAAAAGGCGCAATATTCTGCCTATACTGACTATCTATCACAACCAACCTCTGGTTAATATTCTTTAGTGTCGGATTCAGCGAATCCTGCGCGATTGCCAAGGGATGCGAGTTTAATACACTCAACTGCTCTCGCTTCATCGTCTCGTGTGCACCATTCTTATCATCAAATGTACTAACCTTGTCCTTTCTATCCGTGATTTTCAAATTCTGCAGCGGGTTACTATTCGGCAAATACTGATTCGTCCACCACTTTTTCATGGCTTCCGGGTCTGCATTTTGTCTCGGTGTCACATCGGGGGTCAAATTCAAATCCTCCAGAATTCGCTCCTTTGCCTTTTCCAAAAAACCATCCCTCGCCAATCTTGGATACTTATTGCTCAATAACCAAAAATGCTTCTCTATGTCATCTATAGTATACTCATTAGGGTCTGTAGATAAACCCAGCAACTCCTTCAACTCATCTACATCATACGTATTCACATCCTTTAATTTCTTTTTTACATTTTTATCATTATCGGTCGACATTTATACAATATACGTATACTTATTAAACTTATTAAAAAATATATTATTATTAATTACAATATATTTTTTATTTCTATATACTTATTCTTTTTATCTCTATTCCTATTTTTATATGTAGTCGTATTTTGTCTCTATTCCTATTTATTTTTATATCATCCCTATTTTCGATTAATCTCACGCATCTATTACTTCTCATATCTATCATACCTATCATGCCTCTCCGCACCAACGTACCTCACAAACATCTCCCATAGTACCTCCCCAAAATTATACTCAAACCTATTGTACTTTAACCACTCCGGCAACCTCGTGACACCTATACTCCTTTTCGAATGTCTCGCACCTTTAAAGAGCAACATCTCTAATACCCATATCACCTTTTTGTGATACTCCTCCGTGATGTCACTTTTGTCAATGCGATATACACCCTCATATATATAACGGTTCAAATTGCCATCAGCATGTATCCTCCTCTTGTAGTTGTCTTCGCATGGACGGTTCACGACAAACCCAACACCCTCTATCCTATTCCTGTTATTATTCATCTCAATGACAAACATTGCAACACCTTCGTCAACTTTCGATGATACCATCTTTGGTGTACCATAGATACAACCTTTTATCCCTCTACTTTCTCGCCAGTCCTTATTCTCCCCGAAACCATAATCCGAAAACCTCGTCGTCATTATCTCAATACCGGATACATAATACTTTGTTTCTCTTGACAAGACCATTTTCACGATGTTTTAGGTTTGCGGTTGCTTTTGCGTTTGCTTTTACTTAAAATGTTTCACGATTCTTTGATTCATACAATTCTCCTATTTTATTTCTTCAATTTTATCAAATCTCACCAATCTGTTACGCCTCATATCTCCCGAGGTATAAAAAAAACAGACACATCTAAGACCTCCTCCCCTCTCGCTAACAAAAACCGACCACAAACGATTGTAGTATGCCCACCGCTAAACTTACCGCCATCGCTGCCGGAATCAACCACGGTTTCACAACCTTGAAAAATACAAGAATTACCAGAACCGCTAGTATAACCGACACTAAAAGCTGAAACTTCTTTGACCACCACTGCGTTCCCTCATTCCTACTCCATAAATTCTTTATACCAACAAGCGCACCTATCAAAACAAGCAACTGAACAACCCTCGCATTCCGCCAGTGATAAACTGTAACAATTAGCGCCGCGCGAACAACAATGCAGATGCAATAAAAAACGAGGCGCCGCCGCTCTACTAGCTCACGTGCCGTCATCCCTCTTTTAAGTAACCCCATACGATACATCATTCGCGTAAAATACGGGTCATCGTTCGGACATACCATTGGATAATTTTATTATATAATATATACAATATAATATATAATATACAACACACAATATACTTTATTTTTTTCGACTATACCGCTTCATACCCCGCTTGTGTGTCTTATGCATATTACGTGATTTTTTATGATTCCGCATTCTATCACATTTCATCAAATCAGATGTTGAAAATTTGACTCGCGTAGCTCTTGCACGATGGTCGCGTTTAAGTTTTGAAACTGTTTTTGGATGATTGTATATGATGATGTCTATGATATTGCGAAAATAGTCGCGGAATATATTTCGCTCCCGTTTTAAATCTTCGACTGTAAACCAGCGCACCTCACTCTTCTCAAATAAACCATTTGACGGATGATCCACATGCCCCTTCAAATACTCGCATATAAACTTATAATTATTACTGAAATAGTACGGCAACTTCTCGTCATAGTCCGCCTTTACTAAATACGTATAACGCTTGTCGTACGCAATCTCATCTATCTTATTTTTCAATATATACTTTTCAAAATCCACCTTTGAACCGAAAAAACCGTTTAGTTCTTCCGCGCCTTCACGTGTTGTTGTATCCAATAAATCCTCGCCGGGCTTTCTACTCCCGCCGAAATCACCCCAGTGACACTTTTTATCTCGCTCCATTGAACCCTCTTTACCAAATAAATAATAGACCTTACCTTTGTTTAAAGCAACCAATATTACACCGGAACCAACCATCGCTAGAGTTATATATTATATAAGTATTTTATTATATAATATAATAAGTTTTTTTGATTGTATCGTTTAAGTTATTATAAAATCACAACAACAGCAAAAAAATCATCTAAAATGGTGAATACTGGCTATGATTAACGAAATCTAGGGGGAATATTCTCTGTACTTAATACTGAATTTGTTCTGAAACCATCAAAAAATCTTACTTGTGATACGGTCCATTCGGAAATATTTTTGTTAAAAATACGAGAATTATTAAACATATGACTCATATCTGTAACGGCGCTTGTATTCCAGTTACCTATAGGTTGATTGAACAAACGGACGCTAATAAACATAGCACTCATATTTGTAACATTTGATGTATTCCATCCACCATTTCCCATTGAATTTGTATAAATTGGTTGGTTGAAATTAAAAGCATCTTGAAACATACTCCTCATATTCATAACGGCGCTTGTATTCCATTTACCTATATTTTGATCGAAAACAACAGCAACAGTAAACATATGACTCATATCTCTAACCCGTGATGTATCCCAGTTACCTATACTTGAATTTTCATTATTATTAAATACCAATGCACCAAAAAACATACCACTCATACTTATAACATTCCCCGTATTCCATGCACCTATATTTTGGTTGAATGCTCTAGCACTTTGAAACATACTACTCATATCTTCAACATTCGATGTATTCCAGTTACCTATAGGTTGATTAAAAGAAGTTGCACTTAAAAACATACCTCTCATACTCGTAACCCGTGACGTATCCCATGTACCTATATTTTGGTTGAAAGCTGTACTACGAGTAAACATACCAAACATTCTCGTAACCTTTGATGTATTCCATGAACCTATAGGTTGGTTAAAAATAGTAGCATTTTGAAACATACTTTCCATATTTTCAACATTCGATGTATTCCAGTTACCTATAGGTTGATTGAAAAGACTAGCACCTTGAAACATAACAACCATATCTGTAACATTTGACGTATTCCAATTACCCATACTTGAGTTTCCATTATTATTAAACGCTGATGCACTAATAAACATACCTCTCATATTCGTAACCCGTGATGTATCCCACGAATCAATACGACTATTGAACGTCATAGCACTAGAAAACATAAAACTCATATTTGTCATAAGTGTTGTGACAATATTATTGAACGGGACAGGTGTTGTTTGACCACTTGGTGTAAAATATTGACTTTGAAGTGTAAGCGCGTAGTTTGTAATTTCGGGCAATGATCTATCATCGACAATAGCAAACCATTCCATACCTGTATTTCTCAGATTATACTGGACAAACAATGGAATAGTTTCAATAGTATCAATATTTATACCATCATATTGAACAGTTACATTATTCGCAGCCAGTCTTAGCGATGTTACAACAAATACCGCGGATACACTACGTGTTTTAAAATTTCTAGACGCAGCTTGGGTAGCATTTATAGTAGTAGAACCTCCGGCAATAATTGTTACCAACCCTGTTGTACTATCCACAGTTGCAACAGCTGTGTTACTACTCGTGTAACTAAATGCTCCACTACTATTAGAAGTCGGTGGTGTCAAAGTAAATGGCGCTTGCCCCAGACTCTTAGATAAATCCTCAAATGGACCAAAAATAGGTAAAGCAGGTTCCACCCTAATCCTTCCAGTGGTAGTATTAGATGCAAAATTTCCAGATGCTTCTTGTAAAGCTGTTATTACAGTAGTACCCACATTTAGGATAGTCACCACCCCCGTTGTACTACCCACGGTTGCAACATCCAGGTCACTACTCGTGTAAGTAAATCTTCCATCACTTGATGTAGACGGTGGTGTCAGGGTAAATGATCCTGAATTAAACTTTACACTTACATCCGTAAAATTACCTAAACTAGTAAGAATCTGCCGAACAACAAAACTTGCTTCAATATATTTTGATATATAATTCGTCGTTGCCGCCTGCGTAGCTTTTATTACAGTAGTACCGGCACCTACAATGGTAATAGTATTTCCAGCTATCGTTGCGACATCCTCTTGACTACTTGTGTAACTAAAAGCTCCCGAACTATTGGATGTAGGTGGTGTCAAGGTAAATGGTGCTGCACCAAAATCCTTAGCCGGAATACTAAAATTGGTCAAGTTAGGAGCAATTTTGTTGACACGAAATATATAATATAAAGGAAGTGACTCTGTATAATTCCCTGCAGCAGCTTGCGTAATGTTTATTTTTGAATAACCTGCACCTACGATTGTTACCACGTCGCCTACAACTGTTGCAACAGCTGTGTTATCACTCGTGTAACTAAAAGCTCCCGAACTATTGGATGTAGGTGGTGTCAAGGTAAATGGTGCGCTACCAAAATCCTTATATGGAATCGAAAAACTACCCAACGTAGGAGCAATCGGGTTCACGATAAATGTCGCAGGAGTACTTCCTGCCGCATAATTCCCTGCTGCTGCTTGCGTAGCTGTTATTACGGTAGTACCTGCACCTACAATAGTCACCACCCCCGTTGTACTACCCACAGTTGCAACCTCTGGTTTACTACTCGTGTAAGTAAATGCTCCCGAACTATCAGAAGTCGGTGGTGTCAAAGTAAATGACGCGCTACCAAAATCTCTAGGATCAATTGAAAACTCATTCAATCTGAGAGGAATAAGAGTTACGTCAAGTCGCATCGTTGTCACACTCGAAGGATATATACCATCGTCAGATGCTGATTGTCTTGCTGTTATAGTCGTACTACCAACCACACCTACGATTGTTACAGTACTTCCCGATATCGTAGCAACCGCAGGATTACTGCTACTATAAACTATAGGGACAGGACTATTAAAATTAACAAAACTACTTATCGAAAAAGGGGCATCCTGGACTGTTCTGGTAAGAAATGAAGGTATAAAAGACAACTCGTTAACAACCGTTTGTATATCATTATTCGCATTTATACAGTCTTCGGATTGATAATCCAAAGAAAATTTGACAGGAAACTTAAACCCTTGTACATCAAGATTCAAAAACCTATCTAACTTTCTTTGCGCGTTAATATTCGGTCGAATCTTTACATCTGTTAACACATGACTTTTTTCTGATTCGCATGAACTACCGTTATGCAACATATTATAGCTTGGGTCCACCTTTATCCACTGATTTGCCGTCGTTGCCGGATTATATATTATTTTATTTGTCGCACCTGTTGCTCCCGTCGCACCCGTCACACCCGTTAGACTACTATTAAAAATTATAACTTCATTCACACCCGTCTTCCCCTTTTCGTATAAATTTCCGCAAAATAATTGCGGGGAAAAATTAATATCATTTAGTTGCGTAATTGTCGTCGTGGTAAGATTTGGCGGAGTCAATAAATATTTACCGTTTGTGATACTCAATAAATCGCTATAGCTACGCGCGGTATTTAAACAATAGGAAGAAGGAGGGGCACCTTGAGTAGGCGTTGCAGAAGAAAAACCGAATGTTCCCTGATACGGCTTCAACTGTCCCTGTGGCGTAACAAGAGGAAACGCGCCACCCTGTTCCACAATCGTACTTGCTAAATTCGATGTCCCCGAAAATATTACCTTGGACTTTTTATTCTTTATATAGTCACTCGCATAACTATTATTTGTAGGTGTTTTAAAAACTCGTCGTGTATCCATTGTAACAATATTTATATATATTTATATATAAATATTAATTATATATTATTACTCATAATATAACCACACATACACACCCACACACACACACACACACACACCCACACATACACATACACACCCACACACACACACATCTACATATTATAGACACACTCAAAAGCCAGCTCTAAACTCCAGTCCATATTATTCAAGTCCAAAATTCTCCCCATGTCGTCATAAAGCGTCACTTTCAGTTTCTGTATATTTACAGGTCCGAAAAATCTCTTCTCTCTATTAATAGCCGTAGACGACGACTCCCCCTGTGCCCCCTGGAAAGCTCCCACAACTTCGGAAAATTCTGTAAGATTCACCTTTGCCACAATATTCGGCACAGAGACCGAGTTCGAAAACACAGACATATAGTAGTCATTCGCATTATTGTTAAAGTCGTCTATCGCCAAAAAACCGTACATAGGAAACTTCGTAAAGCATATACCTTCTGATACAATAGAACCAAATGTCGTAGGAGGCGTCGCTACTGTATTAGAACTCGAATACTTTGCAAATCGAAAACCCAGTACCCACCCCAACTTCGTCATCAATATTCTACTATAATCCTCTTCAACCTGTCCGCTCTGTAAACTATTCTCCACGCTCATTACAACATCGAAATTATACGCTACCGTCCCAGATATGGTCGCATCCTGCGCAAATATACTTCTACCACTTGTTCTATCTATCGTATATCTCAAATTCAAACCGGACGTCAAAGCGTTATTATTCGGGCTATTCACGTCGTTTATCAACATGTTGTTGATTACCTGTTCTAAACATGACGAGTATTGCGAACTACTTTGCGTAGTATTATAACACCCATCCGGTAATATTAGACTATATGAAACCAATACTTGCCCAAGCACTGTTCTATTGAAAACATTTATCTGTATTACATTATTGCCGTAGGATTGTGATATATTATAGTATGACAAAGGCAAAGTAATTCCTACAATGCGATAAGAAATAACCTTCTCTAAACGAAATGGCAACGTGATTGTAATATTCGTGCTTTTGGTAGAATAATAATTTTCTCTAAAACGTGTATCAATATTTATAGCCTTTAAAATCGTATTTGTCAGTAAAGGATTAATAACACCTCGCGATGTTCCATAGGTGTCGATATCTTTCCCAGGGTTTACATTATTATTGATTTGTATATTATGTGCGCTCGTCGGGTCTTTTATTATCAAATTATTTGTCCCCGTCATCATCTCCGTCTTCAAGTCGGTAAAATTCTCTTTATCTTGACTAATGCCATTGCCGTTGCCGTTGCCGTTGCCATTGCCTCTATTTTTTAAAATCGACGAGACATTTTCTAAAAAATTCTCCAACTTTGCCTTCATATCAAATGATATCGTATTGTCGTTTACAATTTTCATGCACATACTATCCTTCTTATATTTAATATCACTCGGATTATAATGTTTGCCCAGTGTCAATAACTCCTCTAACTCGTTTACACTATAATTATTAATATTTAAATCAAAGTTTTCCATTATATAAAATTATATGTTATTTTTTTATATAATAGTACACCTATATTAATTATACTTATAGATTACAATATTACTACCGCTTATTTTTCATTTATACTATGAACCACATGCCTTACAAGGTGTACCTGGGTTCGACATTATATTACCCATATTAAATAACTGCTTTACGCTTCTAGGTGCAGGTGCAGAACGAGAAGTCGACGCTACACTGGCTGCAACCACCGAACGCTGTTGCTGAACAGGAGAACGAGAAGGTGAAGAAATAAACAAAGGACCAGAAACAACACTGGGCATTGTAATTGGTCTCCTCGAAATTTTACCCGTATACCCCATATTTTGACTAAACATCATTGACATTTTTGATGACATTTTACTATACTATATAAAATAACATATAAAATAATATACAAAACATTAACAACAAAACATTAACAACAAAACAATACAAAAACAATACAACTCCACCCCGTTTTCAACAATTCACCGACGACGGGTACACACACGTATCCGAATATGCTATACCAAACACTCTAGTCTTGTTACCATACTGCGGAACAACATTCGTAGTAGACTGTTGGGTCTGCGTTCTTAAAGGCTTCTTACCCTTCAATTTCGCTAAATACCTATCATAAGAACCATGTTTCATATCTACACCTTTACTTCCTTGTACAGCACTCGATGGCGCCGACATAGAACCAGGTCTCATTCTCGTAATCGAACTTCGCGTAGATGAACCATGAGACGGCACATTGCGATGCACTACTCCAGGCACGGCGCGGTCGCTCATTTGGTTCCAATTCACGTTTTGATACGTAGCAAGCGGGCGTGTATAAACAGTCAGAGCTCCTTTATTCATAGTATACTCCGAACCATCTACGCGAACGGTATGCTGAATACGCTTCTGTGTAGGAATACTCGCTACATAGGGAATCGCGGTTTGACTACTACTGATACTCCCACACCCCTTGCACCCTATCGGGCGAGCAGGAGCTGTAAAATATGGAAACCAACAACTGGCACATATGCTTTGAGGATAAGAATTCGTCGACATTTTTTCTATTACAATATTACAATATTACAATATTTTAATATTACACACAATATTTTAATATTACAAATATTATTAAAATATTACACATTACATATTACATATTTTTCCTATGTTTCATAGTATGACCACAACCTTTTCTATGTTTACGCTTGCCGGTGCGCCCACGACCACGACCACGCCCCCGGCTAAATAGACGCATATATCTACTAAACCCTCCACCCTTTTGTTTTTTCGTTTTGCTCGCACCCGAACTACTTTTGTCATCATACGTATCTACTTTTTGTGCGATTTGCGCGACTTTGCGCGTGTCTCGATGCTGCAATACCAAATCACCATTTGGTTTAACAAGTTTTACGAAAATCTTTTTAAACTGTTCGGGGTTATTTTTAGCAAGACCCGATATATCACTTGAACATTTTCCGGTACAAACAAACACACGATATATACCACCTTTATAATGTATCTGTATAACCTCCTTCGTCGGCTGGTACCTTTCATATTTCAAATGCTTATTGGGACAACATACCGTCCAGTGATTCCCCATACAATGTGTTCCCTCTGTAGTTTCAGTATATTTCGGTTTATTTTTTTTTAACTCGGCAGCAGACATATATATGGACGATAAACGAAGCTTTATATAATAGTAAAAGATTTTTTTAATTTTTCAATGTTCAATTTTCATTTTTGATTTTTGATTGTTTAAACTGTTTCTCACTATCTTTATTCAAAATAATTTCCTTCCCAATTATTTTAATAATTTTCTTCTCGTTTTTAATATCATTCTCAATCGGTTCACATATTTTATTAATCAGCGTCAAATATTCCATCTGTGTTGTTTCCGTGTCCATCCAATCAGGATTTTGTTCCACCCACGCACTAATCGCATTTCGTTCCTTATTCGCTATTTTTATTATTGTATTTCTCAATTTCTCATGCGTCTCATCCTTCTCCCACTTCTCCTTGTCCTTTATATACATCGTATCCCGCTTCACATCCGTACAATGTATCGGTCTCTTATAAATATCCAACTCCTTTAACCCCCTTATCATTACATTGCTTATCCCCTGAACTAAACCATTCGAGCGCGAATACTGCAAATCCTCTAAAGTTATTTTAAGCGACTCTATAAACTCCGATATATTCAACGCATCCTTACACTTCTCATTCAAAAAGAAATTCAAGTTGAAATTATTATTCGTCATATTCGTCGTCGTGTTATTATTCATAGTTACATTACCAATCTTCGGTATTATCGCATTAAGCTGCTGCTGCTGTTCCTTTATAATCTTTATCATATCCTGGTTATCATTCATCAACTTCATAAACATCTCCGTCGTTATGTTTATCTTGTCTCCAATTATCGTATTCTCGCCCATAAACATCATATCTTCTAGATTATTAGATGAAGAATTTTTTACATCTTGAGTATTCGGTTTATTATTTTCTAGCAATATAATACATTTCTTTTTATGATTATACAGAGACGCGCGGTGACTATAAGACTTTCCACATACACATGACATGTTATGCTCCACGGGAGTGCTATGCTCCACGGGAGTGCTATGCTCCACGGGAGTGCTATGCTCCACAGAAGGCAATGTTGTATTATTGTTGTAAATGTTGTATTTATGTTTTTTGGTTTCACTATGTTTTTTATAATCTTTTCTATTAGACGTACTATAGTTACATAAATCACAAATAAAAGGTAGGGGATTTTTGGGATTTTTTTGTTGTTTTCCTATAGAAATGTCCATATTATGTTTTTTTATTTTATTGTGCGTTTCCAATAACTTTTCCGTACAAAAATATATACTACATTTTTTGCAAAAAAATGAACGATTTATTACTTGGGTTGGAGTTACAAGTTTCGATGCATTATCAGATAAAGGTTCTATAGTATTCAATGTTGCATTTAACAACACATAATATTCTTGTTCCTTTTTCCTTGCTTCGTAACTATTTTTACATTTAAAAAAATTAACTATTTCCATGCTCCAGTTATCCCATCCACCATTTTTTCTTATTTCTTCATATACTTTCGTATGATAACAACTCGAGTTGGTATTTGTAACAGCTTGTTTATGAGCATGTTTTCGTTGAACAAAATTTGTAGTATGACCAACATACACGTCTTTTATATATGGATTTTTACAAAATATTTTGTATATGATTGTATTCGAATAGTCGACCGTTACTCTTGGCATAATCTTATTTATATCTTATAAATATCTTATTTTTAATATCCTTTAATAAATAAAATTTATTACAACATGGAAATCCCTAAAACATATTGCAAAAAATAATAAAAATTTATCGTCACGTTTTTTTCAATTTAAAAATGCGATTTAGAGCATTATGGTCTGAGTGACGAAGTCGATGTTTTTTTCACATTTCTACCCCCGGTTTTCAAAAATGGACAAAAATAATTGTCCATTTTCAAAAATCCAGCTTTAGATTTGAAAAAAAGAAACATCATTCACTTTTGGGAGGGCTAGGGGTCGGAGTATTTCCCGCAAATAAAGTTAAGGGATTTTTGGTTATGTTTAAGGGCGCGCAAAATGCTTTCCCGGGATAATAGGAAAGTAGAAACAATGATGTAAATATTTTTTATACTGTAAATATAAATATAAATATAAATATAAATATAAATGAAACAGACCAGAAAAATAAGAAAAATAAGGAATAAAAAATTATTCTTAAAATGGTTGAAAAAGTCGCATAGAAATAAACATAATATAGTTCACAGTGGTGGTGAGCCTAAAGATGAACTTACAACTACCGAAGAGATAACTAAGGGTTCAACTAGTGGGAACAACTTAACGATTGTGTCAAAAAGTAATGCAATACTTTTAGCAGGAGCAGTTACATTAGGTGAAGTAGCATATTCATTAGCTTCTAATCCTGTTGTAATAAATGCAGTTCTGACACTAAGCGCAACATCGGCGGTAGCATTTGGAGGTGTTATGACTGGAGGCGTATTAGCAGTAGTTGTATTAGTAGCATTTTGTGTTTGTCTTAAAGTAAAAGCACTCTATAGTAAATATATTATAATGATGCATGTTATAAATGACTATATGTTATTACTACAAAAAATAGATACTATGGCAAGGATTGCTGTTAAACTAAGCCAACAATACAAATTCGTGATTGACACAAGAGATGTAAATAATTCATTACAACGTATATTCAATAAATTCGATAAAATATTAAGCGATGAGGATATAAAGGATATACACAAACAAGCTATGGGTGAAACGGGCGCAGTTGCTAAAACGGAGGTGCTAGGTAATGAACCAATAGATAATCAATATCAACAACTACTAGAAGAAAATAGTGATATGGATATAAAAGTGTCAGAGAAGGTATTAGGAAGACAAGAAGGATTGATTAAAAGATTTAAAAAATCTTGGGCATCTATTAAAAATAATTGGTCATCTGTTAAAAAGGGTTATAAATTAAGCTCAAAAGAGTTTGCTGAAGAATTGAATGACGAAGTTACTAGGCTAGGATTATATTTTTCAGTACTAGTCGGAGAGTTAAATATAATGTTAAATGTATGTCAAATGGATATGATAGGTAATAATAAAACAAGACAGTTACTAGAGTTTAATACCGCCGTAAAAAGTGATAATAATTTTAAAAATTTGCTTATTGATTCTATCATATACAGAACATTACAGTTGTACAATATTTTTCAACTATGTGAGGAGTCGAAATCGTCAAATACTACAAAAAAAACATGTAACGATGCTAGTATAAATTTGTATATTAATGAAATTGAAGCTGAAAGAAAAAACATAACCATAGTTCTTTTTGGTATAAGTAGAGACGAAGGAAAAAAAAACCTATTTCCATTGTATGCGCCAAAACTAGAAAAAGCTGAAGCTAAACTAGATAGTGGTTTAGAACATCTTAGAACAATCATGAGAGAATTTCAGTCTCCTATTCAGGAAAAACCCCAAGCACAAAAATTTTTGGATGAAATAAAGAAATTTAATGATGAATTAAAAAAACCAAATGGAAAATTAGGTTCTAGTTCAGAAACATCAACCAGCGATATTACCGAAGGCAATTACACCATTGACTATAACGAAGCAGAAGAAGAACCGGATGTGACTCAGGGTGTAGAAAAATTCAAACCACTCATGAAGGTAGACATCAAACCTCTTGAAAAAGACAAACCTCCTGAAAAAGACGAACCTAAACCCGCTGGGAAGGTTCCTCCTCCTCCTCCATCAGCTCCTAGAAATCGTGCATGAATACCTCAAACATGGAAGTAGTCGTTTAAAAATGCTTTTGAATATAATTCGTCAATATGTTTAACAACTCTAGGGGGCTGCTTTACTTCATCACCCTTTTTTATAAACAAGTTTTGGGGTGTTTTAGGTATACGAATTTTAGGCATCGCCTGCTGTTTATTTACATTTTGCATTTTATTATATCTCTCTATTGTATATTATATTTCTATATTTATATAATATATTATAGAATATGCCTCAAAAAACGCGTACTGCTAAAAAACCCTTAAAACAAAAAACAAAAGCCAAGAAAGCCATGACCACCAAGAAAGCCAAGTCCCTTAAAATATTAAATCGCACACCAACACCTTATCCTTTTTCTGTCGTTTCTCCCATAACCTCGCCTAGTGGCAAACAAATAGGGACCATAACAACCTCGTCGACGGCGATGAGAGCTGTATCACATGACGGCAAAAATTGGCACATTGATACGGATGTAAACGGCGTAAAAAAACACGCCGATGTTGCAAACCTTGCAGCAAACCCGAAAAACCTTACAAACTCGCAAATCATGGATATATTAGCATACCCCGCAGCAAAACAAGATTTGAAAACACGCCTTTTAGAAGAGTTTCGCAATATTCGCCACCCCCTTATGCCGATGTTGGCACAACGCTTTGGAGAACCGCAAATACAATACAAGTATATTTATAAAAATGGATGCGCGAATAAGCCAGTAATGCTTAATAATTTATCGCCGTTACATGAGGCAAAAATAGTACCGGATTCTAGTGAAGAACCGATACACCTTGTAGATGTAGGTGCAAGGAGGAGTATAAAACCGTCGAAGAAGGGTCGCGCACACACCAAGAGTAAAAAGTATCGCAAACCTCGCAAGTAAGTAAAATTCGTAAATATTGCGCTATAAAAATAATATATTATATAAATAATATATCATATATCATATAAATAGTAGCAATGTCGATACCATGGAAAAGCGTAGGTGGATATGAACGAACGCCTATAGGAAATTATGCGAGGTTTCCTTATCTTGTGGGAGGGACGGGTATAGGAATATCAGGAGGCGGGACGGGACCGACGGGTCCTACAGGAACCGGTGGAGGCGGAGGAGGCATAACGGGACCGACGGGTTCATCGGGAGGACCAATAGGACCTACGGGACCGACGGGTGCATCCGGTCCAGCTTTTATAACAAATTCAAACATGGATGCTACATTTTTCCCTGTTTTTGTTGGCGGGACTGGCAATGAACCATTATTAGCCGATGTAACACCTACCGCTACATCTATATCACTTAACCCCTCCAATGGTAATTTTAATGTGGTAGATACTATGAGATTAACGCAAACACAAGTAGCGGTGGGTAAAAATGCAGGACTCACAACTCAAGGGACAAATGCGGTGGCGATTGGCAATCAAGCAGGTAACGCAACTCAGGGGACAAGTGCAGTTGCGATTGGACAAAATGCAGGAAATAACAATCAAGGAGTACAATCTGTAGCGATTGGACTAAATGCCGGTGCTGGTGGAACTACCGGTCAAGGGGCAAATTCTGTTGCGGTTGGTTTTAGTGCAGGAAGTAACAATCAAGGAGCAAATTCTGTTGCGATTGGCAATCAAGCAGGTAACGTAACTCAGGGGACAAGTGCAGTTGCGATTGGAGAAAATGCTGGACTCACAACGCAAGGACCGTATGCAGTGGCGATTGGTAGTGGTGCAGGACAAACAACTCAAGGATCGCAATCTGTAGCGATTGGTATTATAGCTGGAAATATCAATCAACAAGCAAATGCTGTTGCGATTGGTGTGAGTGCAGGACAAACAACTCAATCGGCAAATGCAGTTGCGATTGGACGTCAAGCAGGACAAACAACTCAACAAGCAAATGCAGTTGCAATTGGAGAAAATGCAGGACAAACAACACAAGGAACGCAAGCTGTAGCGATTGGTTTGCAAGCAGGACAAACAACACAGCGATTAAATGCAGTTGCAATTGGTGCGAGCGCAGGACAAACAAATCAACAAGCTTCTGCAGTTGCGATTGGAGCGAGTGCTGGAAACACCGGTCAACAAGCAGATGCAATTGCGATTGGTAATTCAGCAGGAAATAACAACCAAGCTGCAAATACTGTTGCAATTGGTGCTATTGCTGGTCAAATAAGTCAACGAGCTTATGCAGTGGCGATTGGACCATCTGCTGGAAATAACAATCAAGAAACTAACTGTGTTGCGATTGGAGTAAATGCCGGAGTCACAACACAAAGAGCTTCTGCGGTTGCGATTGGACAAGATGCAGGAACTACAAATCAAGGAGCGCAAGCTGTAGCGATTGGACCAAATGCAGGAAATGGCAGTCAAGAAGGTGGTTGTGTTGCGATTGGAACAGGTGCCGGACAAACAACTCAACGAAGAACTGCAGTGGCGATTGGACAAAGTGCAGGAGCGACAAATCAAGGAGTGGAATCTGTAGCGATTGGTATTAGTGCAGGAACGGGATTTCAAGGAGGAGGTTCTGTAGCAATTGGTGCTAGAGCAGGAAATGGCGGTCAAGAAAATGGTTGTGTTGCGATTGGTAATGGTGCAGGAAATACCACTCAAAGAACAAATGCTATTGCGATTGGTAATGGTGCAGGAAACATCAATCAACAAGCTGGTGCAGTTGCGATTGGTGTTAATGCAGGAAATAACGTCCAAGCATCAGATGCAGTTGCGATTGGAACTAATGCAGGAGAAACTCAAGGATCAGCTGCAGTTGCTATTGGAAATAATGCGGGGAGAGGAACTGTATCAAGGCAAGGAGCAAATTCTATTGCGATTGGGAATAATGCCGGTACTGGTTTCCAAATAGCCGGTTCGATATGTCTAAATGCATCAGGTCTTCCCCTTAATCCCGGAGCGGCAGGTTTTTTCGTAAACCCTATTCAATTAGGTGCTGCTGGTTCATCATTTACTCCACCATTACCACCAAGAGTATTATACTTTGAACCAACTACAAATGAGATTTTGCGAACGTCATAAATAATAAATAAATATATAAACCACCGCATTTAATAAACAAAAACACAAAATTGATATATAAATATTTCTCATATATAGATATCAATACCCTCCCCGCAAAACATAAAAATGGAAACACTACCAGAACCCGACTATCTCGCGCGTCTAAATGCGCACCCACGTGACAAGCGTATTACGTTCGACCCCATCCCGCACGCATATACAATCGACGGCGACCCTTCCGTCAAATACACCTCCGTCACAACCTGGAATCACAGCCACTTTGAGGAGTTCGACGCCGACGCCATTATTCGGTCAATGATGCGCTCCAAGAAATGGGCTGAAAGCAAATACTATGGACAAACACCTGACCAAATTAAGGCGCAATGGGACAAGAATCGCGATGAAGCCGCCGCAGCCGGAACCGCCATGCACTACGACATCGAGTGCTTCTATAACCAGTGCCCACGCGATAACCCAAACATCGAGTACCAATATTTCAAGCAGTTTGTAGAAGACTATCCGAACTTGGAGGCATACCGAACCGAGTGGACTGTATTTCACGAAGAGCTGCGCATTTCTGGTTCGATTGATATGGTATTCCGAAACAAGGACGACGGAACGCTCAGCATATATGACTGGAAACGATGCCGCGAAATCAAAAAAACGGACCGAAAATGCTCGAAGAATCCTGTCATCGAACACATTCCCGATACCAACTACTGGCACTATTGTCTGCAGCTGAATACATATAAGGCGATTCTTGAGAGCAAATATGGGGCGAAGATACGCGACATGTACTTGGTGTGCTTGCATCCCGAGAATGCGAATAAGTCGTATCAGAGGATTAAGGTGATGGATATGCCGGACGATATACAAAAACTATTCGAACAAAGACGGAAACAGGTGAAAGAGAAGATGGACTAATATGTGCACAGGAGACATGAAATAAACTATAAAAACTATAAAAACTATAAAAACTATAAAAACTATAAAAACTATAAAAAAAGAATATAGAGACTACATGCTAGGTAATATAACAACATACAACTATTTTTATTCACGCTTACCTATTCACCTATTCACCAATTCAACGCAATGTTTAATATTTCACAATATGTTACTATTTCCCAACATAGTTTTTATAATGTAAATGCGAATCAAGATTTAGAGTGGGATGATATTTTGAACTATTATTATAGTCTTACTATATACGTTATTGTATCGACTCTCTATTTATATGGTATATATTACATCTCGTGCTATTCTAATGGATATTACAGAAGCATATTTGATATCGGAGATGAAGACGAAGATGAGCAAGACGACACCAACAACAATGACAACACCGACGACAAAACAAAAAAGGAGATTGCATACCAAATGAAATGGTTTGAAGAGTTTGATGAGATGGGCGATGAGGGCGAGGGCGAGGAGGAGGAGGAATTAACGGAGGAGTTTGTAAATAACCTGAGTTTAAATACGATAACAGAAACTACACCGAGAGGTGATGTGTTGATGTATTATAGTTCAAAACTAGGGTCATTTGTGTATCATTCACATACAAAAGAAATTCCGTATAATTATTTAGAAACAGTTGCGAGAAAGTACGTAATTGAATACAACTGTAAAAAGCTGTATATTGATATTCGAAAAGAATACGAAAAGGGTGTACAAAAATACAAGGAGATTAAAGCGAAAGAGGAGAAGAATGGTGCAGATGGAGGTGTAGATGAGGCGAAGGAGAAGGAGAAGGAGAATAAGAAGAAACAGATATTTGCGAATTTCAAGACATATAATCGTAAGGGGGAGGTACATAATAAACAGAAGGACAAGATATATATTCTTAAGGAACAGGCGAATCGTTATTCATATAGGGGGAAAATCGAAGAATATAACGAGGCGAAGGTGGAGTCGTGTTTGGATAAGAAAGTGCTTGAGAGTATGGGGGATAAACGGAGCGAAGAAGAGAAGAGGGTGAATGATATCGACTTTGCTAGTTTTAAAAAAATGAATATGAATATGAATATGAACTAGTGGAACGTAAAATACTTTATGATATTTTTTATTATTATTATAA